GGGAAAGGTGGTGGGCCACTGCCGGGGCCGCCGGGAAAACCAATACTGCCGGAAGTAAAACCACGACCACCAATGCCGTAAGTGCGCTCAACACCCGTGAAGGTTGATGTGTACTCGGCGCTACCGCCGTGGCCACCCTCACCGACACCCAAACCATCTGTGTAGTTCCTGTTGCGTGTTCCGTCATTGCCGAAGAAAGTCAACGGGCTGACGGTTGTAGGAACGGAATCACCACCGGCATAAAGGGTCGGGCCGCCAGGGTAAAAAACGTCCTCAAAAAACGCCGGCCCACCTGAAGCACCACCACCGTTGCCGCCGTCACCACCGTCACCACCCTGAACACCACCCATGCCGCCACCGGGGGCAACGTAGGTGCCAAAGGAACTGTCACCGCCAACCGTGGGCGTATCGGGCAACATGCCGCCACCGGCGCCGACAGTAAGGGAAATAGTCTGTGTGCCAACAAGTGAAAGCGGCCCAGCAACAACAGCGCCGCCGCCACCGCCACCGGCATAGTTCTCATCTGACTGACGCCCACCACCGCCGGCGATTACTAGGACTTCAATATCAAGGGAACCTTCAACAGTGAAATCAAACGTGCCTACCGTGTCGTACACGTGCATCCGGTACAGCTCACCATCGGTGGGATCAACAAAGTCTGTCGTGTAACTGCCACCAGATGCAAGGGTTTCAATGGCTTGGCCAATGTCGGTGACTTTCATTTTCAACTGATGCCCAGCAGGTGTGGCGATGTGGCTTATCGTGTCAATAATTACTGACCGATAAAAAACATCACCAACACCTAAGGGCTGCCATTTCAGTTTGATCCTGTTGCCAAGTTCAAGCGCCATTAAATCTTCAACCTGCTCGGCGGTTAAGCCGTCAACATTGAAACCAATTTCATCAATACGATAGGTTGGGTTTTTGTACCGTTCAAGGATCAGTTGTGCAAGGTTCTCTGCCTCAACATCATCGGTCAGCAAAGTATCAAACGAACGCTCCAACACACCGTAAGCGGTTTGGCTTGGCTCATCAACCAAAGTCGTGAACGCTTCACCATCACTGTTAACGTAGTTGACGGTGATGTTGTTTGCTAACTCTTCAGAGCCATAAGTCACATTGAAAGCGTTAGTGGGAATACCATCGTCAACACCCACCGTGAGATTCACGGCATCACCTTGATAACGAAAAATGTATTTGAGTGTGCCGGCTTTATCCATGAACATTAAGCCACTGGACGACAGTTCAATTTTCTGCAAGTAACCCAAAGTGTTAACGTTCTCGCCAATGATTTCCTCAACTAAAGTCAAAGGATCATTATCAATGTCGCGCAAGTCAGCGTCCCAGTCAACAAGGTCAAGAACATTGTTGATGCGGTCATAGATCGTTTCAGAATCCAAAGTGCCAGCGGGGACGTTGGTTGTGGCAAGTTTGGTGAACGCATCATGTGCAACGATTTCGGCAGTGGCATCAGAGAACGTGTAGTCAAAGTTCCAGTCCGAAACGCTGCCCGTGAATACAGGTTCGCCAAGGTAGGAAATCCGCACATCTTTGCGCGGAACAATCTCACCGTACAGTGGTGAATCAACATTGGTGGGGTCAAAGTACCTGTCACGGTTGTCTAGGACTATTGAGCATGAACCAGCCGTGAACTTGTCCAAAAGTTTCGACCTGCCACGGTTGGTGCTGATAGACCGCACACGATTTGTGACGTTAACAAACTCATTGCGACCAAGGCGGTAGGTCGTGTTGTTCAGTACGCCTTTGGTTGCATCGTCCAAAGTGAAATAGTCGCTGAAGGTGGGGGCCTTAAGTTCAACCAACCAGTCAGACATTAAGCGCTCACAAACTGTGGGCCGTTCAAACGCTCAAACCGTTTAATCTCCTCAATGATTTGCTGACCAATCCTCTGACCATCAGCACCCATCCCGGCATTCACGGTGAGGTTGATGGTGTTGCCTGCGGAGTTCATCATGGCTCGACTGCGTTCTGACCGCACCACGGTGCCTGAAACGTCAGGGATGAACAATTCAGGGCCACGCTCACCAACGATTGAAGGCATCCCAGACCCAAGAAAACCACCATTGGCATTCTTAGCGACCTTGACCGAAGTGCTTGCCCCAACAGTTTCGTTCACAACCCTATTGATCGTGGTTACAGTGATTGTTGTTTCACGCTTCATTGCAGCTGCAAGGTTGTCCATGATCTTTAGTAAACGCTTACGACCTGAACCCTCTTTATCAAAACGGCTCACAAATGCATCCACTGTTTGCTGCGCTGAATCCAAACCAGCCTGGTAGAAGTTTGTGGCGGCAAGAACGCCGATCTCATCGGCTGCGCCTTGCGCAGCATCAAGTATTCCCGTGGCCTGATTGATACCTTCCGCACCAGCGTCAATGAGGCTTTGAGCAACAGCGGTGCCAGAGCCTGCGCCCTCAGCAATAACCGCCTGCATTAGTGGGCTATTAATTCCCAACCCGAGTGCCATAAGTTCTTTGATTTTTGCGGCAAAACCAGTAACTTTATCGGCCTGCTCTTGCAACTTCTCCATGAACGTTCCACCGACACGGGCGCCGTCCTCACCAAAAGTTTCAGCCGCGTCACCAAGTTGGAAGCCACGCATCAGTGAGGATGACACAGATGTGGCCATGTCATCCATCTTGGATTTGATTTCATCAACCTGCTTGACCAACTGGTCGCGAATACTGGTGAAACTCTCACGATATTTCGCTGCGGCTTCCTTAACCTTATCGCCAGAGGATTTGGCCGCAGAACCTGCGCCACCAACAGAGCCAGTGAAAGCATCAGCGCTTTCCGTTGCCACATCAACCGAGCTAGCAAACTGCACATTGGTGTTGTAGCCAGCGTCAGCAACCTTATTGCCACGCATAATTTGACCTGCGTAGCCGCCAACAGAGTTAGCAAGATTGTTGGCGCTAGAGGCGGCAGCATTTTGTGAAGCAGTCAATGTCTGGAATCGGAACTCTGCAATTTCGGTCACGCGCGACATTCCAGGCAGAATCCCTGCCAGCAGATTGTAAGCGCGGATCAGGACGTTGATTGCATCAATTCCAAAGTTAATAAAGTTCTCAACCAAACGACCAATGTTGGAAAACGCTGATGAGACAAAGTTAGCGACTGCGCTGAAGGCTTTACCAATACCACTAGCAAAGGCGCGGAACGCTGTACTGACAGGCCCAAGACGATTCATCAACACATCAATGGCGGCAAGCACAACACCCTTAATGATGTTGCCAACCATTTTCAGGATTGTGAAACCGACCTCGAAAATTTTCATGGAAACTTGGAAGGCCGCTCCAACATACTCAACAGCCTTTGAAAGTGCAGTCACAATCACAGTCAAATATGTCTTTATGTAGTCGCCAATAAACTTGAATACACTACTTGCATCGCTGGCTGAATCGTTCATTGAGTCAAACGCCGAAACGATGCTGTTCTTGATAATGTTGTAAACATTCTTGAAAGCGTCCACAAGGCCGCTGACGGCTTTTCGCAACGACTCTGAGTTGTCGTAAGCCCACTTAAATATGGCCACCATTGCGGCCACAGCAGCCACCACGAGCAGGATTTTCGCTGCCAAAATAATCCCGACAGTTGTGATCCCAGCAAACATCACAGTCAGTGAACCAGCAAGGCCGACAAGTTTACCAACGATGAGCAGCATTGGGCCAAGTGCAGCCGCAAGAGCAGCCCCCATCACGATCATATTTTTCGTTTCGGGTGCAAGATTTTGGAACGCCGTGGCTATCATGGAAATCTTGTCAGCAAGCTGCGCGACAAACGGGGCAATGATGTCACCGAAAGCAATCAGACTATTTTTCAAAGTCTCAAAAGATTGAGCAAGTTTGAAACCGGTTGTTTCAGACACCGCAGCGAAACCTTCATCAAGCATCCCTGCGCTGTCCGACATGCGGCCAAAGATTTCCGTGGTGGTCGCAGCACCAGATCCGAGCATGTCCATCACGCCAGTGAGGGCGCGAACGTTACCGAAGAACGCTGATGTTGCCACCGTGTTGCCGCCGAAAGAATCTTTCAACGTTTGCAAAGTGGCAAGCAGACCTTTTTCCTTCAGCGATGCGCGCAGCCCGTCATAGGTTAAACCGACACTAGCAAGAGCCTTTACGCCCCTGGGGGTTTCTTTAGCGATCTGGGCAAGGATGCCTCGAACCTGTGTGGATGCTTCAGCGGCGTTCGTTCCAGTCCGAGACATGGACGCCATTGCCGCGCCTACCTCATCAAAACCAACACCCAGCGCAGAAGCGATAGGCAGCACGCCACCCATAGCCCCAGCAAGCTCGCTGGCTTCCAACTTACCTTCACGAACAGCGGCAGCCAAAACGTCAGTGGCAAGGCCGGCACTTAACGTTTCAGGGCCATATGCGTTCATCGCGCTGGTGGCTAGGTCGGCAATAGTTTGAACATCACCAAGGCCCACAGCCGCGCCCTTGAGTGAGGCTTCCAGAGTTTGCATTGCGTCAGATCCACGCAGACCAGCGGAAGTAATAAAGAACATGGCGTCAGCGGCTTCTTGTGCGCTCTTGCCGTACTGCCCAGCCATTTTCACGATGTCGCCACGCATGCCGTTGACTTCATCACGGGTCAAGCCAACGAGTGAAACCATCTTGGTCATGGATGTGTCAAAGTCCATCGCCATTTTTGAAGCGGCAACACCGACACCGACAATAGGCAGGGTCACGCCAAGTGTGAGGGTTTTGCCAACCTTGGACAGGTTTGCACCAACGGTTTTCATTTGCGCACCGACAGCAGCCATTTTGCCCGACATGGACATTGACTGTGCCTGCAAACGTTGCATGTCGGCTAAGGCGCGCTTGATGTCTTTGTCGTTGTATTCACCGTTGATAGTGACATTGATGGGCGATGATTTAGCCACAATGACTCCTATGCTTGGTTAACGTTGCTGACGGCATCTTCAATAACTTTGGCAATATCTTTAGCCGCCTGCGGCCCTTTGGCGTAGTAGGCGGGTGTGAGGGATCGAGGCCAAACACTTGAACCGTGCTGCGTGTTGACCTCATCGCTGAAGTGTTTGCCTGACCGGTTCTTTGATCCCGCCAGCGAATAAATAGCACCAGCAGGTGTCGTCATGTCGGCGCGAGCCTTCACAACTCGAACACCGTTTTTCATTTTTGATTGAAAACGCGGCTTAATGCCTGCACGAATCTTCTGCTGATCAAACCCTAAATTTCGACCATCGCGGGAAGCAATCCAATTACCCCAACCAGGGCTGTTCCGTGAATACAAGGCCGTTGCTGGAATCCTGTTGCGCGCATCGGCAGCGACAGACTCGCCAGCTGCTTTGACACCTTTTTGAATCCCAGCCCACACATCTTTATCAAAACGGAAAATGGCGTCTATTTTTGCAGCAGCACCACGAACTTCAACCTTCATGCTCAACCTTTCTGCGCTTTACGTTCCTGCACAGTCCGCCAGCGCAGATACCGTTCAAGCGTCCACAGCATTCGTGGACTCTCGGCAAGCAACTGCGCTGGCGCAATGTGATACTCAAACGCAAGATGAGCAATCAGGAAGTGGGCGCTGGACTCTCCAAAGGGACAAACTCCTCGGATTCGTCAATAGAGACTGACTCGATTGTTTCCAACCAAGTATCAAAGTCACTAGCCTTGCCTTGCTTGTTTAGTTTGTGCCAAGCAAGCCAGCAAATGTCAGTGAATTTGATTTCAGTCTCAAAGCGTGCCACCGATCTGTCAAACGTACGCTCAAAAGCAACGAAGTCAGGCGCGGCAGCAACAACCTTGTCACTGTTTCCATCTTGGTAAATAACTGTCATGTTGAATCTCATGCGGGTACTCCTTGCGGGTAGTTGTTAGGAAATGGGATTAGGCAGCGGTTCCGCGTGTGACTGCGCCAGTGATGGGCAGTGACACAGAAAATGTGCTGAGGTCGCCAACGGCTGAATCCATTGGGCTATATTCGGTCACCAAAACTGAGAACGAATAGGACGGGTTGGCCGTTCCAATGGCTGCGGTTCCGCCTGGAACAACACTCACTGCAACAGTTCCACCAAGGTTGGTGAAGAAGGTGGAGTCAATAGAGCCAGCACCGAAGTCCTGATGCAACTCCATGCTGAACGTTCCAGCCTTCAAGCCACCGATGCGCTCACGCCAGCCGCCAGTGCTGCCGAAGCTTGTCACTTCAACGTCATCTGCTTCCAGCGCGATTGTTGCCTGAGCAACGTTTGCCGAAATGGTTCCGCCAGCGAAAACCACCACGGGATCTTGAACTACGAATTTTGCCATGTTTTGGCTCTCCTTATGCGTAAACCTTCACGGCAAAGTCAGCCGAAAGGTAGGTGACATCAGCAATGCTGATTTGGGTGTAACTGCGCAGGGCAGTCACTCGACAGTCAAAAGCCTTGCCGCCGAGAGTTCTGTTTGATTCAATCGCTGCCTTGATGCTTTTGCTACCAACACCGGAGCAGTAGGCATCAAGAGTGTTTTGCGCTGAGCGTTCATCAACGCGACCGACAATCACAATCACCGTGAAGTCGTATTCGTCACCACCACTGCGAGCAAAGGCAGTGTCATAGTTGATTGAATCAGGCATGACTACTGCAACAGGTGGATTGATTTGGTCAGGGACAGTGGCTGCTGTGCGTAGCCCCGTGATTGTTGCGAGGTTAGTGGCTATACCTGACCGCAGGTCGCTGATCGCTGCCACTAGCTGATTGCAATCTTTTTGAACGGTCTGATCAGCATGGCAACATCAGGGTCAACTTTGCCAACGCGAATGGCTCCCATGTCACCGAAACCGGCAACACCAAGCGGAGAATCTAGACGCTTAAAGATTCGACTTGCCTGAATCAACGTTGCTTGCGTCACCTGAATGGGTGTTGGGGTGAACCCATACACACCCTCAATACGCACCGTGGCCTGCTTGCCGTCAACAGGTAGCAGGTAGTCACCGATCATGCGCAGTCGAGTGATGGGGAAATCGTTGCCGCTGACTTTCTGGTTCACAGGCTCAGCCTGATAGTCACTATCAGCCAGCGTGATTGGGAAAGTCAAGTCACCGCCATCATCAATCTTGACGCTCACAATGCTGTCAAGATCATCCGTGTCCACAACGATTGAATCGTTGGGAATGAAGTCGCGGGTGGCTGTGCCACTAGAGTAAAAGTTCCTGTCACATTCAGCATCAATCATGCGGCTCGCTGACTCCACCGCCATTTCAAGCAGTGAGTCATCAATGTTGTCTGTGATTCTGGTGGCGGCTTTGATTTGTGTCAGGGTGCAGTAACCGTTGGTGATGCTCACGCTGCCCGCCTTTCAAGAGTTTGTGCAATGTAGGAATTCACTGCTGTTTGAGCCAGCCAGTTTGGTAAACGTTTGTTGGGCCAGTGACACAAGGCGTCTGGCACATCTGGGTAGATGGCGACAGGTTCATCACTGAAAACTTGCAGCAAACGCATCGGGCTGACAGGTAGATAAGTGGCAACGTCATAGATGGCCACAGGCGCTGAAATGGCGGCCATATAAGCGGCGCAAACGTCCGCTGTGTGTATGAAGTCGCGGTCTTGAATTGAAGCCCCAGCGAGCCTAGATTTGCCCTGCAAATGGTTGATGAGTTGCGGGATGAAACCGCGACCATCGCGCACAGGATCGCCATACACACTGAACAAAGTCAAAGTGGTATGACCTGCAAACATTTCCTGCTGCGCTGCCTTGGTTCGCGTGTAAAAAAGCGACTCAGCATCAACACCAGCATGTTGCCACCAGGTTGCCGTGTTAATCACAGGCACGCTGTGACTGTCAGCCCAAGTCCACAGATCCTCATTGAAATACGTGAACTGTGAACAATCTTGGGCATCCTTGTGATTGGGTGCGGCAAGATGAAAAACAACATCGGCACGCAACCCGTCAGGGATCACACGCCCAACAGGGACAACATCAAAGCAGGCTTGGCGCAGATAGCGTTGCATCGCCTGACCTAAATGACCGCTAGCCCCAGTCACCGCGATTCTCATCAGGCAGCCTCAGCCGCCACGAAATTCCAGCTCATTGAATCAGGCAACGGCGTGATGCCCAAGCCATGCAGCATTTCACTCCACACAGCCAACACATCAAGGTTCGGGTTCGTGGATGCAACAAACTCGCCAACATGCTCGCACCCAACCTGGAACGCTGGCGTGGCATGAACCTTCACCCGTTTGCAACCGGCGTAGGAAAAAGCAGGCCCATACAGGGTTGAGGCTTTATTTTTTGCCGCTTTAATGTCCAAAGCGTTACGGCGCAACACATTCGCCGTGATCAAGGTTGAAGCAATCATCAACCCCGGCTGCGCAGCTTCAATCTCAGAGGGAGAACCAACCATGCCAGCGGCACCCGTTGGGGCTTTCTCAGTCAACAGGATTAGACGGTCGATGTCAGCCTGCTCAATTTCAGCAAGCACATCGGAAACTGTGTTGGGCAAAATCACATCATCATCAGAAATCAT